CGTGGGTTCGAACCCCACTCCTGGCACTCTTATATAAGCCAGGATGCCCGAGTGGTCTAAGGGGGTGGATTTAAGTAACTTAAACAATTACCTTTTAATAAATAACAAAGAAACATGAATGTTTCCCAACAAGTAATAGAACAACTTGTTGGTACAAAGATAAAAGATCTATCTCTGTACCAAAAGGCATTTACCCATAAATCCGCGTTAAAAGAACATGAAAACTTAACTCAATCATTCGAAACTCTCGAATTCATGGGAGATAGTGTATTGGGTTTCGTCATAACTAAATGGCTTTTCGATAAATTTGAAGAGAAGCAAGAAGGATTTTTAACGAAGGCTAGGACCAAATTAGTTAGATCTGAAACTCTCGCGTCTATCGCATTAAAATTGGGTTTGAATAATCTTGTTTTAATGGATGAAAAAGGAATGAGAAATGAATGGAATAATAATCCAAAGATTCTTGAAGATGTATTTGAAGCATTGGTTGGTGCGATTTATATGGATTGTGGATTACTCCACGCAAAACAATTCATTTTGGGGATTTATGAAAATCCCGAATTCATCGATTTGAACTGTATCATGGTAGATGATAACTTTAAGGATCATCTCATGCGATATTGCCAGACAAACAACTATGAACTTCCCGAATATCGTGTTTTGTCACAAGAGAATGGAGTATTTGTGATCGGGGCTATTGTTCAAAATAGACAACTTGGACAGGGATACGCGAAGAGTAAAAAACAAGCGGAACAAAATGCCGCTCGCTCGGTGTTCTTACCCGCATTTGGGGGCGGAGATTTACCGAAATCTAACGTGGCGAATGTACCCCCGATTAAACATCACCAACCCCCCCCGCCTCCGCCTCCACCACCGCCTCGACCACCTCCAGGTTTGCCTCCTAAGACTGTGAAAATACATAAATTTAGGGATGAATCTGAGATTATCCGATAATAAGTTAAAAGATAGAATCTATATTTAATAAATGCATCCACATGTCAAGGTACTCATTGAACGCGAGTATGCCGCCCAGAAATCCCAAGAATGGCTTGATCTTCGTGGGAATATGCTTACTGCTAGTGACTGTGCAACGGCGATAGGTTTGAATCACTATGAAACTCCATTCGATCTTCTATTAAAAAAATGCGGTAAAGGACCCGTCTTTACCGGAAACGAAGCCACCCGACACGGGGAGAAATATGAAGATGAAGCTCGTATTTTGTACGAACAGCGTCATAATGAAGTTGTACATGAGATAGGACTGTGTCCCCACCCCAAATATACTTGGCTAGGTGGAAGTCCTGATGGTGTGAGTGAATCTGGTAAATTGGTTGAAATCAAATGCCCCATGTCGAGGGATATTGGAAATGGAGACGTTCCGGTTCACTACATGCCCCAACTTCAAATGTGCATGGAGATACTCGACCTGGAGGAAGCCGACTTCATACAATATAAGCCTGCCGAAACAAATTGGCCTCGACCCGAGGAATTCACCGTTGTTAATATTAAAAGGGACAGAGAATGGTGGGAAAAATACTTTCCAGTCATGGAAGAATTCTGGCAAAAGGTTTTACATCACAGAGAACACGGAATAGAAGTTCCCGAACCCAAGGTACGAAAACCTCGTAAGAAAAAGGTAATTCCGTGTGAGATTGAGGTGGATCCGGAAGACACTTATATCAGTGATTAGCCCCCCTAAGTAAATAATTGTATTGTAAAACACAACTTAAAATGGAAAATCCAGTAAACATACAATATATTCGCGCCAAAAGGGAATTAAATGGATCTTTATATGCCCCTTACCAAACTGATGGAGTTATGTGGATGCTACGCAGAGAGAATGAAAACATGGGTTCTCGCGGTGGATTTTTATGTGACGAAATGGGTCTCGGCAAGACAGTACAGGTGGTATCGACTATTTTAGGTAATCCTAAGGGTCGTTCCCTCATCGTCGTGCCCAAATCTATTATCACTCAATGGAAGACTGAGATAGCTAAATTCGCACCTCAGTTGAATGTTCATGTATTTGATGGCCCAAAACGCAATGAAAAGGAAAATCTGGTTATGATGAATTCTTCAGATATTGTAATTTCTCCGTATTCTGTTCTTACAAAGTATAGTGAGTTACACAAAATTCAATGGGATAGAATTGTATTGGATGAGGCACACGAAATTCGGAATAAATCGTCCGTGACATACAAGAGTATTTGTAAATTGGATGCTATGATCAGGTGGGTCGTTACCGGTACTCCCGTTTTCAATTCTATGAAGGATTTCGTTTCACTGTGCAAGTTTATTGGAATTCCCCAGGCTTTAATTCAGGGACGAACGGAACAGATAAGAGAGCTGTATATTTTGCGCCGAACTAAGACAGATGTGACTGGTATGGATATAAGACATAAATTACCGGTATGTCATTTTGAAAACGTTGGATTGGATATGTATGAAGGTGAGAAAAATCTGTACAATTTTGCATTTAAGGATATTCAGGATAAATTACGTGAAATTTTTAAGAATGCTGTCAGCCTTAATGCTAAGAATATGATTATTTTGGAATGTTTGTTACGAGCCAGACAGTGTATGATATGGCCACAGATGTATCTCTCTGGTATCGCTAAACAGTATGGAGTTGAATCTGAAACCTGGACAGGTAAGACAAAAAAGATGGAAACACTGTTTAACATGTTAGAAAGTCACCCCGAAGAGAAAAGCCTCGTATTTTGCCAATTTATGGGCGAAATGAAACATATACAAGATAATCTCAAACAAAGGGGCATTCCTGTATTTAGAATTGATGGTACTGTATCAAAGGAGAACAGGGATGAACAGATTAAATTGTTTAAGGAGGCGTCTCCGAATGCGGTATTCATAATTCAGATTAAATCTGGCGGCCAGGGTCTTAATTTACAACAAGCCACGCGCGTTTATATCATGTCTCCCTCTTGGAACCCGGCAACCGAGTTACAGGCCATTGGAAGAAGTCATAGATCGGGACAAACGAAGCCCGTCTATGTTAAAAAATTGTTTTATAAACGAACAGAGGAGTTTGCCAGTGTGGATGAAGAAATGATGGCATTACAGGCACACAAATCCGTAATGTGTTCAGAAATTTTGAATGATGAGCGTCTCAAGACACAGATTCCATTTTCTAGGATATCTAAAAAGATTAATATTTTGGATGTGAAAAAAATTTTCACAGTGTAATGTATATATAAAAATGACGATCGGTAGCAGAGCGGAAGTCTTACATGGCACAGCAGACCAAACCGCCGGTGGTCTCAAGAAGAAGGATTTGGTTTTGGATAAGAAGGATGGCCAAATCAAGAGCAAGCAGGCCGTTAAATCGGCGCTGCTTCGCATGAAGTCAGAAGGTAAGGCGGCGATGGTTAAGATTTTCAAGCCGAAGAAGGGTAAATTCTCTCTCCAACCGAAGGAAGGCACCAAGGCTTACGAAAAGAAGATCGCCAAGATGGAAAAGTTAAGCAAGTAAACGAATTGTAATTTCCTAAGTATTTCTAGTCTATGATAACCTCAATCTAAAAACGGACATTTTAGATTGAGATTTTTTGTCTCTCTAATATAATAATGGCAGATAGCCTCGCATTGTGGTTTGAATCTATTCGCGTTGCCAAGATGAATATGGGTAAGGATCCAAAGGAGTTCATGAAGATTCAGGGTAAGTTACTGGCCGAAGCTCAGAAGGTCTATCACCTTCTTTTGTTAGCGAATAAATGATTATAAAACGAACTGGAACCCCTTTAATCGTTGTGGTTCAAAGACCATTAGATTGTATAACTTCCACGTACATCCGAACTTTTTGTTCAAGAAATACACGCTTACCAATTCTACAATTGATACACCCGAATTTCTTGAATACAACCCGTTCATGACGGCATCGTTTAGTACATTTCTCTCCGGATCACACACCATGCACTTGATTTCATTCTCGGGTGTTGTGTCGACTTTAACTCTAAATTTAGGTTCTCGTCCGGGACTTTCCTTTATATTGGAATTGAACATAGGAATGAGTTCTTCCTTTGACATTTGTTTTCCAAATATAACCTCACTCTGTTCCACGACTGAATCTATAATCTTATCTTCAATCGACCGAAGAACGTTAAAAAATTTTTTCACACTATTACCCTCTTCATCATATCCCATCATATTGAAATCTATATTCCATTTGGTTTGTCCCACGTCAGGAACAAATCCACTCAATCCAAATGGCATATACATCCTAGGCGTTGTCATCCGTAATGCCTTACCATCTTCTGTTGTTATGGCAAGTTTTCGTCGTTTGTCAAAATTTCCAATCTTTATAGTATCTAATACATCAACGAATTTTGTCATCACTATACTATTCTATATTTAAAACTTTAAGCCGAGCATGCGACACAATCTGGCTCTAGTGAAACTTGTATAGGGCGGGCTTTGGCTTGACTTCTTAGGTAATACATACCAGTTTTGAGACCCTTTTTATGGGCATACATATGCATACTGGAAATTTTAGATAATGTCGGACTTTCCATGAATAAATTCATGGATTGGGATTGGTCTATATATCTACCTCTCTGTGCGGCCATATCGATTATGTCTTTCATTTTTATTTCCCATACAGTTCTGTATAATTTTTTAACATCATCCGGGATATCCGTGATAGACTGAACACTACCCCCAGATTTTACCATTAAGTCCTTCATTTTCTTTGACCACAAACCCAATTTTTTGAGTTCTGTGACTAGATGCTGATTTACCACCACAAATTCTCCCGCCAATGTTCGTCTTAGATATATATTAGTTGTGTAAGGCTCAAAACATTCATTATTCCCGAGAATTTGGGCGGTAGATGCCGTGGGCATTGGCGCTACCAACAGAGAGTTACGCACCCCTTTCTTTACTCGTTCCCGCATGGCTTCCCAATCATACATACCCGAGTGTGGGATTTCTGCTTCAGTTTCCCACATATCAAATTGTAAGATACCCTTAGAAATTGGTGACCCCTTGAATGATGAATATGGTTCATGTTCATCACTTAATTCACAACTCGCTTCAAGACTGGCGTGGTATATAGTTTCGAAAATATACGAATTAATTTTTTTCGCTTCTTCGCTATCAAACGGAAGGCGAAGAGAACAGAAAACGTCTGCTAATCCCTGAACACCTAGTCCTATTGGACGGTGGCGCATATTAGAACGTTCCGCAGATTTAACTGGGTAAAAATTTCTATCGATGACATTATTTAAATTTTTAGTCATGATCTTAATAGTCGTATGGAGTTCCGAATAATCAAATTTACCGTCCCTGACAAATTTGGGAAGGGCGACGGACGCCAAATTACACACAGCTGTTTCGTCCGGGCTTGTATGTTCAATGATTTCCGTACATAAGTTTGATGATTTAATGGTACCAAGATTAGATTGATTAGATTTTTTGTTACACGCATCTTTGTATAGCATATAAGGTGTTCCCGTCTCTGCCTGGCTCTTTAGTATAGCTCGCCAAATGTCTTCGGCGGGTACAGTCTTTGTGGCCAGTCCATCACTTTCATATTTTTCATATAATTTTTCAAATTCTTCGCCATACACATCCGAAAGACCCTTAGCTCTATCCGGACAGAAAAGACTCCAATTTCCACCCTCTTCCACCCTCTTCATGAACAAATCTGGGATCCAGAGAGCCAAGAAGAGATCTCTACAACGAGCCTCTTCTTCGCCGGTATTGAGTCGTAATTCAAGGAACGAAAAAACGTCGGCGTGCCATGGTTCTAGGTAAACGGCTATACTCCCTTTCCTACGTCCCGCTTGATTGACATATCTCGCGGTTGCGTTATAGACTCTTAACATGGGAATTATTCCATCTGAAGTTCCGTTTGTACCACGAATGTGAGATTTGTTTGCACGGATATCTGAACAGTGAAGGCCAATTCCTCCCGCCCATTTTGATATCTGGGCACACTCCTTGACTGTATCATAGATCCCGTCGATGCTGTCTTCTTTGTTGGCCACCAGGAAACACGAAGATAGTTGAGGTCGGGGCGTCCCCGAATTGAACAGCGTGGGCGTTGCGTGTATAAACATTCCCCGGCTCATATAATCGTATGTTTCCAGAACTTTCTCTACATTATCACCATGGATTCCTATACTGACCCGCATGAACATGTACTGGGGAGTTTCAACCAATTTACCGTCAATGCGTTGGAGATACGATTTTTCGAGTGTTTTTAAACCAAAGTATGAAAAGTCATAGTCTCTATCGTGTTTGATATTTTCTTTGACCCGTGCGGCGACTTGAAGAACTTCGTCGGTTATAATTTTAGCTTTGCTGAGCTTTCTCATTGCCAAATGGAAATTATTGGGACATATTTTATGGATATTACTCGCTACGATACGAGACGCCAGGATTTCATAATCTGGATGACTGGTAATCATTCCTATACAAGTTTCCGACGAGAGATCATCTATTTCTTGGGTGGTTATCCTGTCATATAATGACGAAAATACCTGCTGCGCAACCTTCGATGGTTCAAGTTCATTAGATAACCCCTCCGTAAGGACATCTATTCTGCTAGTGATATTGTCAAATCTCATCTCAACTTCACGACCAGAACGTTTTATAACTTTCATCCTTCTATTACTATATTTCACTTATTATTTTTATATTACTTCTTTCCCCACCACCCCCTTTTCTTTTCCTTGACGGGAACGGCACCCACACGTTCAACTGCGGGTGGTTCCAGGGAACTGGTATTCACGAAAAAACGGCCAGCATCACCCGGACGAGAGACAGGCGGATACGAACCGATAAATGGCTCGGCGTCCGATGCCGGTTTCATTTCAAAATTTTTGACCTTGGCATTAAATGACTTATCGAAGTCGGCTCCAGTTATCATTTAATATACTCCTCGAAAAAAAACTGTTCACTAATATTAAATGTGTGATAACTTGAATCTCAATTCACTCAGCCAAAAAGAGACTCCCCTGAACACGCTTTTCTTTTCGGAATTTAACCGAAACGTTCTTCAGCGGGGTATCAGGCAGGCGTTCAAAAATAAGACTGGTATTGCTATCGATTATCAGAATGACCAGGATTTATATGGAATCATGCGTGTTTCATTTATAAATAACAGTGGTGATCATTATCATAAGGTAAATGAACAAGTTAAGTTTATTAACGAGCAAGTCATACATACGGCATTATCCCAAATTCAAACGGGTGTTACGCAGTATATCGACTATTTGAAAGATTCGGAGACCATTGCCAACCCAGAGGACAGGCCAACGAGTACGAGTTTAGTTGGCATGAAGATTCCCAAAAATTCACAGATAGGTATGTAAGCGACGCAATTGCCATGTTAATTTATGTAAATTATCAGAATCCATATCACCAATGATCATTTTTACATCATCTGGAAGCGTACTCATTTTATTGATGCGGCGCATTAAACCATCCAATATACCTTGTATAGTTTCTATAGTAAGATTTGTAGTCTCTTGGGTAACATTGATGGGGTTTGGGTACAAACTCAGTGAATTAGAAATTTCCTGTAATCTACTGAGTTCATTATAGTTATTGACAGACAAAAGACTCATTATTATTGTTTACGAACATTTTTGTTTTTTTTCGATCCTTTCACATATTCCGGGGGAATACCCATACTTTGGGCAAACCGGGCTGTCGTAACTCCTTTGTCTTTTGCATCTTTTATAATCGATTTTTGTATTTTCTTCAGTGAGAACATGTCATCTAAATCCACCTTTTCCTCGTCGGGGATGGCGTCTTCTTTCTTTTCGTAAAATTCAGCATATTCACTCTCGAGGTTTCTATCCGATATTCTCCTGAGATACACCATGATACCGATGATAATAAGCAGACAGATGATAGACCCAATTGCCATTCTTCCTCTATTGTTCGCAAGTCTAGTTGCGATTGACATTATTACTATCTACAAACATTTAAAGTTATGAAACTATACATCTGTAAGTACCATGGCCACCTTAAATTATTACAAAGATGAGACCGAGAGGGTTTGTAAATCAAAGGGCTGGGACCGTGCAAATGTTGATACAGTATGGCTTCTTCTTACAGAGGAGGTGGGCGAACTGGCATCTGCTATCAGACAATATAAGAAGACGTTTAAGAAGACAAATTTAAAAAAGGAAAGGGGTGTAGATGTTATGATGGAAATGGGGGATGTATTTAGTTATTTATTTCAACTGGCGCACATGCTTGATGTTGATTTAGATACAATGTGGTCAGAACACAGACAGAAGGTCAAAACTAAAAAATATAAAATGTGAGATTATAATAAATAATGAGTTCTTGTATGATCGACGACGAGGCCGCCATAGATAAGATTAATCCATTTGTTCAGAACGATTTTTCTTTGCCTGGTGGGAGACGCGAGACACTTAAATCTAAATTCGAGGGATCTATCAAAGACGAAGCCCCGGGCGTCGCTGAACCGGAAGAAAGTCCTATATGTAAATACGGCATTGGGGCAGGCGATAATACATTAGATTGGTGCTCTCGTCCGAAGGTTGATAAGACTTTACCGATCCAAAAGAGAAACATCGATACGGGTCTCGAGCCTCCTATTACCGATGACGATGATGAAATCAGGCCAACTATATTAAAAATTTTATGTATTTGTGTCGTTATCGCCGCATTGATACTTATCGTTCGTCGATTAGCTTCAAAACGGTAAATATTCTATGTAATCGTTTTTTAGAGAGACAGTGTTCAATCGCATCGGGTAAATAGTCCCGAATAAATCCTTTCGCAAATTCCAATTGCCATGTATTCTTTTTGTTTATATATGGCACTTTGAACGAGGGATTTACAATCTTACATGTATTCATAATACGAATAATATCATGACTTTCCAAATCCCGTCTAGCAAGTAGATTATCTAAAGCGACCAAAGCCATTCTTTGTGTGGATTCGACCGTTTGTTCAACCATAGTTTGTAGAAAATTTTCATATTGGATATCTTGTTTAGAACACGTGATCTCTACCCAATCACCTTTACTAGATGTATATAAATAATCCGTAAAATCTTCATATATAGCTAAAACTCTATTCCATTTAGTGTATTTTATTTCCACATAATTTAAATTAGAATCGAGATCGACGACATTCAATGCACTCTTTAAGAATGACGTCATGAACTGATGTATCGTCTTTCTTTTAAACTCATTAATCTGACATTAAAGAGTTCCTAAGTTGTAGTCATTTCTTTAGTTTTTAAGTCAAAAACGATGAAATTCTCGGGTATTGCCAACAATACATTTTCATATCTTTTAACTCTCGATGAGTTTAGATCGAAGATGCCAGAGGAATATAAACCTTCATGGATTAAAATCACAACCATAACAGTTATTTCCAAATTTGAACGGGAAATAGACATCAAGAAACTCAGAGGGGTCTTTGAAGAGAATGGTTCCATAAAACTTCGTCGCGTTGGTTCAGATTTTGATGGGTTTGAATGGAAAATTAAGCCCACGACTTTCTATAATCAAATTACTCTCACGTACGAGGATCAATATTCTGTTAAGTCAGTGAAGATTTTTCCGAACGGTTCCATTCAGATTGCGGGGGCATCCGATCTCCTCGACGCAAAGAGAATCATCACACAACTGGAATACTTGTTTAAGATTTGTATAGGTCTTGAAAAGCCCACACCATTGGATTCTTTTCGGGTCGTTATGATAAATAGTAATTTCAGTTTGAATTACAATGTCAATCTCATGGAAGTCGCTCAACATTTTGAAAACCATTCGGACATTTTCAAGATTAGTTTTGAACCAGATCGGTATTCAGCGGTGAAGATCAAATTCAGGCCAGCAGAAGAAATGAAAGAAATCACAACTAGTATTTTTAGTACTGGTAAGGTTATTATAACTGGAGCAGAGACTCTCAAGGAGATCGTATTCGCATACAATATTATCAATCAACACATCAATCAAAATGAAAAAATTCGTGTTAAACGAACCCAAGACACTGATACATTCAATATATTCCTTGGTCACAATATTGAAACCATGATTAGTAAAGTAAGGGCTAACGGATATCACTCGTGGCTCAAGACCATTACAAATCGAAAAATTAATTTCTAGTGTCATGGTAAATAAGATCATGTCGCAACGTCTCGGAATGGCAGACGGACGTCAATATTCTCTTAACTCTTCAGCACAACTCTTGAATAACCACATCATGCAAAAAAATGGTGTTCAATATGCGGATAATTATTCTTATCGACAACTTCTTCAGAAAGGTGGTCCGGCCGTGATCGAACAACTTCAAAAGGAGCAGGCGAAAAAGGGTCTCATTAAACCGGATACAAATTAATCACGTAAAATATGTGAAAAAAACTTATAACAATACTTTAATGTCCTCTCCCTGTTCTATATGTCTTACAGAGGTTAGATCGACCAGATCAAATACACGCCTAAGGTGTGGGCATATATTTCATACGGAATGTTTAGATAAGTGGAAAGAAAAGGGCAAGAATACTTGTCCGACGTGTAGGAAACTATTTGACGTTTCAAAATTTACAGTAACTATAACAGTTACCAATAACGACACAGGGAATTCAGATTCCGTACCCGTGCCGGAGTCCGAGGCAATGTTGAGATTTTTGGACGAATGTGATATCAACTTTGATATAGAAAACGTATTAGACCTTAGAAGTCTTCTGTCGGACCTTGGGATGAGTCTTTCCGACTTTAATTCCAGTGTCGCGGACACAGAATGAACTACAGTAGGTTGTGTAATTTAAACCAGGATAATTCCTTGCCGCATATCTAGGATCTTTGATCACCTTACCAGACGCATCACTCAAAAGAGGACCTGTAGCCCATCCCCTCTTATGAGAAAACACATTAGCTTTAAAAACGATTCTCTTACCCTTTTCTACCTTACCCGCACTACGAATCCTGGATTCAGGCACCTTAAAAAATTTGCTTAAACTCGCCACCGTATCTCCATCCTTCACCTTATATTCAACCACGCCGTGTTGTTTATAGAAGTGAAAGTCTCCCATTCTAATATAGTTTGTGGGTCTCCCGGGACTAACAAACATCATGACCTTGTAATACCCCTTTTTACACTTTTCGTTCGCCGCTACCTTGTATATTTTGGTGGGATTATCTGACACGACTCTCTTTGGGAGACTTGTACAGTGTGTATATGTGTGGCCTTTATTTGAAAGACCCGATCTGTCACCTGGAATACTCTTCTGCCAACGATACGCTTCGTAGTCTCCTACGGCATATGCGTAGCAATTATTATTATCGATTCCCGTCTTTGACCCCCATCGTCTATTGGTGAATTTTTTTTCGGAACCAGATAAAGGCAAATTCTTCGCCATTTAAGTTTACTTCAGAAAAAAATTATTGACTAATAATAAATGTTAAAGGAAATCTCCCAGACCCGAAGCCAAAATGAGCGTACTCGCATCATTATTTTGTTCTTGCTTAATCTTGTCATCAGCACATTCCTGATCAAGCTCCTTTGGAACAAATCTCTGGTGAAACATGTTTCCACCTTACGAAAGGTTGATACGCTTCTTGAAGCCTTTATCCTCTCTATCGCGTTGTCCGTCGTCCGGGGTCTTTAGACTTCTCTATATCCGACAATTTTTTCGCCTTTAGGGCTAATAAGTGTAGGTAAAGCGTCCATTCCAGGACATCCTTCTTTGTCGCAATCGACAAATTTATAGGATTTACCAGATTTTTTGAACCACTCTAACTGTTTACGAGACCATCCACATCCCATGCTCCCATAAACAGTCCAGGTCTTGCCCTTTCCGGCGATTTCCTTTGGATGTTGATGACTTCCTGTCTTATATAAGATGTAGATATCCAGAATAAGGAGAATAATTAAAGCAATCATGTTACTATTTATGAATATTTTAATTATTAGTGGGTATAATATTTGTTACGAATTTAGATATGAATGAAGTTTCTCCCAACTTTAAAAGCGATGAAGAGACATACCAGGATGAGTAAAATCATCACGTACGGGGTAAGATTTATTTTTTTCTTCTCTTCTGGTTTTTCAACAGAGGGTGCGACGGCATAAGATTCGTCCAGCATTTTTATTATATGTTTCGAAAAAAAATTGTGATGTAATGGTATATAGATTATTCGGCATGCTTCCGCCTAAAATATTAATAATACTATTAGTTGTTTTTGCTGGTTTGGGGTTTATGATGTATAAACGTTTCAAAAAACAACAAGCGAAAATGGCTGAAATGACCCAAATGATGCAGGAAAAGGGGAGAGAGCATAACGCCCGTGCGGCCCGTGAGGCCAGCGCCGACCGAGAGCGCGAACGCCGAAACAGAGAGGCGGCGGATGCTGAAAAAAGACGAATGCACCGCGCCGACCAAGAGCGTGCGAGAAAGGAAAAGGAAGCCAAGGCGGCAAAGGAGGCGGCGAAGAACGATTTTTCCAATATAGACACAAAGGAAGGTCATCCCATCGTTAAGGCGCCGACAAAGGCTCACTATCCTCACGGAAACACGTGGTATTCCGTTCGTAAAGGACGCGCAAAAACCGCGGAAAAGTGTTGGAAACACGCGAGGAGAAACAATATCAGGGGCTGGGGATGGAGAAAACACGACAAATCTTGTTGGCACTACATTGACCCCCTTCTCATGACAGCCGATACACACCCCGGAACCGAGACTAATCACTTAGTGGGGTGTAATGAATTGGGTCAAAAGGTCGAGGACGGATGCATGGATTTCGATCACGGACACACGACGTGGGGTCACGATAGACGAAAAAAGCGGGGGCTTAAACCTCATCAGATGTGGGGTGGCGTCGGGGGGCATCACCACGACAAAATGTCACCGGATGAATGTAGACGAAAAGCTAAAGAGGCTGGGTTCAAGGCAACCGGATACAGAACGGCTTTCCACCCAAACAACACTTGGAAAAATACGTGTTTTACATACGGCAAGAAAAATTCGACCAAGGGGTTTACCGGAAATGGTGGAGATGTAGCACACATTACGATGTGTACGGATAAGACAAAGAGAGTCGCCGATGGATGTTAAGGATTTTAAAAACCTAGAATTGGTGGTTCTTTACCCCACCACCCCATTGAAATAAATATATATAATAATTAAGATGCCCCTGACTGATCAGGAAATATCTAAAAAGATTCGGGAACTTCGCAGAACCGAGGGTAAAATCTATGCCCCTCTCAAATATTTCCGTGGTCTCAGAACCTTAAAGTCTGTGGAGACTCGCTACAAAAAGATGCTCAAGAAAGACTACAAAGAGTTCAAAACCGATAAAGGTGTAAAAACGCGCACATCTTCATACACCCAGCGATTTAGAAAGAGGTACGGGTCGGAAGTTAAGTCACTCCCGGAAATCGCCAGGGCTACGAATATACCTCTCAAAACTCTTCAGACTATTTACAACAGAGGTCTCGCTGCGTGGAGAACCGGGCATCGTCCAGGAGCTTCTCCGCAAGCGTGGGGTTACGCAAGAGTTCATAGTTTTGTAATGAAGGGTAAGACATATTATACAGCGGATAAAGATTTACGATGATCGCAAACCTAAGTCACCAGACCCGCCCCAAAAAGTCAAAACAAATATGACCATCAGCGCTCAATCTATTTCTACCTACATTTCCAACCTTGAAAAGGACAACGCCTCGCTCAGGGAGCGTGTTAAAGACCTGGAAGGAATATGCCAGAGCCTTGCGCAGCACATTGAAAACGAAGATGGGGAGTACAGATGGCTTGACTCCGAAGTGAGTGATGAGGAATCTGTCGCGTCAAACTCCGAATCCGAATCCGAATCCGAATCCGAATTAGAATCTACCACGGTTGAGGAGTCTAAGTAATAAAATCTTATATTTTACATAATTTATAAGTATCTAAAATATAATTTATCTAGGTCTCGTTATAATATTACTTATTTCATGGTTAAAATCTTCTTACACATTTCATCCTTTGTCAATTTTGGATCAAGATTAAATTTCTTAACTAATTCGTCTTTCTTGTAGAGACGACACTTTCGTCTGTCAATCTTGGTGTCACCATTCTTATTGACTGATATCTTTGGTTTCGCGACAGCCGGCGTTGGAGACTTCTTTTGGGGTGGCTTAACCTGAGCAATACCGGGTCTTTTTAGTGGCATCTTCTTCTTTTCGGCATTCTTTTTGAGGACAGCCACGGCGCGGCGAATGGCGCTCGATTGATTGGCACTCCCCTTACGCACGGGTGGTTGCGGAAGGCGGGGAGTGACGACCTCTTTCTTTTTCGTTGGTGGTAGAACCTTTTTGAGAATATTCTTTTTCGTCGTTGTAGTACTTAAGAATGGATGTTTTAAAATTGTTTCGTAGGTTGGAAAATTGTGTTTCGCGCCCATTACCATTCTGTAATTATCAACGTATTTGCCCCAACTGGACTCTGTCCACCGCTCTCCCCGCGGTCCTCGGTACTCTTCGGGTAATACATCGCGCAAGAATTCTTTTGTCTGTTTATAACCACTATATGGCGCTAATTCGTAATACATTGAATTAAGAATGAAGTGTGCGTCATACATTATATGACTTTTACTACCAATACCGTGAGACGAGGCGAGTTCCCCAGATGTTACGATCGGGTTTCTCACACCTTCCATGGTGGACATACCAAAATCTATGATTACTGGTTTAAATCCACCCTTCGTTTTAAGAATGAGTAAGTTGTTCGAGTGAAGATCGTGGTGTCTGAATTTTGGGTATTTTTTATGAATGTTGGCCAGGTTTTGTATCAATTGTCTGATGACCTTTTTAACCGCGGCCTCACTTGGTTTGGTCTTTATCCATGCCTGAAGGCTTTTACCATCGATGTATTCGAAATAAAGAACATCGGCGAATCGGCACGATTTGAAATGATACATACGGGGTGTGCCCATTCCTTTCAAATTTTCGGCGATACGGTACTCCATTTTGGCACTCTCTTCTGTCGTAACCTTAATCGCGACTTGCGTGGCACATTTATCATCGATACACCCATAGAACACTGTACCATACTGACCCTTCCCTATGGCCATCAATCGCGTTGCTTTATAGATTAAGAGTGGCCTTCGTTTGATCCTAGTGAAAAAATGTTTCTCGGGGTAACATGCCTTTGCGGCGCCATCCTCTTTTCCTCGTAGGAGTTTTTTAACTTCTTCTCCGACCGCATTCTTCTGGGCATTTGTTTTAGCACTATTCGCTATGTGGACAAGCTGGGCCAACGTAACCATCCTTATTAGAAACTGAGAAAATTTTTAATAGGGACATGTGTCTAGGTATTTTTATTACAAAGTATCTATTGTTGTGTTTATTATTTATTCATCAACTTCTTCCTCGTCGAGGTCATCATCGACTTCATCTTCTGGGGCACCAACACCCTGGAAAGCAAACGAGGGCAATTTCGTAGAGGGTTCGAGGAGGGCTTGTTGGAGTCGCACGGTAACACCGAACTTATTATCGATGAACCAAATTTGATTGAGATCAACAATGGTCAGAACCTTTTGTCCCTTTTCAACCGAATCCAAGGGAACCGGCTGACGAAGATTGTTATATGCTTCGGGGACGAAGCTACCGTCTGGCTTCGTGAGAATTTTGAGTTTCAGGGTACCCGGATATTGTTCCTTACCAGGCCTGACCATAGGCTTGTATAGAGCTTCTTTCAACACAGCCACGTTGAACGATTTACCTAACCATTCCTCGCTGTTTTCAGCCACGGTATTAACGATGATATCGTCAAGCTCCTTCAACTTTTCTTGAAGAGCCATGGCTTCGGCATTGTCCGGATCAAAGGAAAGATCCAGGCTATAGGACGTTCTCCCCGTCCCCTCATCAGTGAAGGCAGAGAGACCGTACGGAGACCTCATGTACGGGAGTTGGAGGAAAAGTTTTTTGTTGTCGCCACTATTAAGATAGACAGCTTTGCCGCCATTCTTGTTTTTGCGCAGTTTCGAAAGGATTACAGAAGTAGGTTGGAACTCGGATGATTGCTGGATAGTGAGTGACATGTTTGCTTGTAGTTGTATATATCTCTCACGACTCCAACCTTTAAATGATTTTTTTTCTTCATGTATTTTAAAACAAACCAATGGGTGTCTTTAAGGATTGTGGATGTGGGTGCAATGGTAAGCGTGCCCAGGACAAATTCGTGTATTCCATGATTTCTGCCGTAATTTTCTTTTCTATCGCCAACCCGGCGACTTTCCGTCTCATGCGCCGAGTGTTGGGTAAGTGGGTTTCCTCCCCGAATGGATGTCCCAGTATTAAGGGGTTGGCGCTTCATAGCGTTGTGTTTCTTCTTATCGTTTGGGGTTTGATGCAAGTTAAACCGATCGAAAAGGAATCGTATGCGGGCGAAGAAGGTGGTATGCCGGGCGCCTCTGCCGAAGACGATGAAGACGACATGACGGACGATGAAGACGACTACGAGACCGACGACGAAGACGACATGACAGACGACGAGACCGACGACGAGACCGACGACGAGACCGACGACGAGACCGACGACGAGACCGACGACGAGCTTTTGCTCGATGAAGAGCCGCCGTTTGATATGGCCGTCGAGGAATATACATCGTACCTCGAGGGGGGTGAGGAACCCCCGAAGAAAACTACGAAGTCGCAGAAAAAGCGTCCGGCTCCGGCGCCCGCGAGTGAGAGTTCTTCTATCATTGGAACTCCGAGCAAGAAGGAAGCGTCTAAACTGGGAGCGTTGGATCTCGGTATGAGTGATGATTTGGGTGCTCCGATTGGCGCTCCCTTAAAGGCGGGTAAGTCTTCTAAATCGGGATCTAAGAAAACGAAGGGTTCCGGAACATACACGTCGTGTGGTTGTGACGACGGTTCCAAAGTGAAGATTTTACGATGATTTTATAAAACAAAATAATAAACGATAATATATATATGGTTCGTGGGTATAGACTCGCGGCTTACATTACATCTCTAGGAAGTCTTGGTTCCATCAGCGGATGGTATCTAGGACAGGGGATCGGATCATACATTGGATCGGGTAACGATAATGAATGACCTATTCTAGGTTTTGTTGAATTGTAGATTTATTTATTAAATCCTTAAATCTACGATACATAGTATTAGCGGGCTGTTCATTACATTTTATTTATGTTCTAGTAATTTGAAGACATCATTAATTTTATAGATAATGTTGAACAATTCATTTCGTGACGAAACATCGGCGGGTTTCATGATTTCAAATTCGACTTGATACGACGTTGGATCTTCGTTATCCATATCTTCAGAATCTCCGCTGGATATGGTCATGTCTATGCTTAAATTTTTGCGAATAAACGAGATTCGTTTCTTGAATCTTTTGCGATCCATATCATTCAATTCCATATCATCGGGCTGTGCGACCTCTTTACAGATACTAAATCTAATATCATAGGGAGCTCCTTTAATTTTCTTAAAGTCTTCTTTGAACATAGATCTTTTTTGGATAATGGACTGGTCTCCGGAGTCCTCATCGATGGTCATTCGGATACTGTCCCTATCTCGGTAAAAAACTTCGGAATTGGTTTCTTTTTTATTTTCCCATCCCGGATATTGTGAAAGACCACGGAAAATTCTATCGAAAACTTCTTTTCCCACGTTTGTATCAAACATCTTACCATTGAATTTACCTAGACGAATTTCTACTTCGATTTCGGGATCATTCTTATTATTTTCAAACGCGGATTCAATTTTTTTGACGATAATCTCCGTATTCATGATAACTATTTATAATTGCGCGTTCTCCTTAAGTCTTTTTTATTTGGTTTTTTTAATGAAAGGTCTGATCAACTTAGGAAACACTTGTTACTTTAATTCTTGTCTCCAGTGCCTTTTACAGATTCCGTGTATATCAAATCATTTTTCATCGAATGGTTATTCAGGGGATTGTGAATTTACAAATTTATATTGTGATTTGGTTAAAAAGTTTTGGAATAAGAACTCAAAGGCAAATATAAATGTTAATACCTTACTCGTAGCATTTCAGAAACAATTTCCCCGTTTCAAGGGTGGAAACGAAGAAGATTCACAAGAGGCTTTGTTATGTATCATAGACATATTAGAAAGAGCCGTTCCCGAGATAAAACCGTATTTTTACGGTAAGAAAACGCAGGAAACTATTTGGCCCGGAGGTAAATCATCACACGATGAAGATTTTAGTATTCATATAATGTCTTCTAGGGGTAATAATCTTAAGGATATGTTACGCGAGAGTTCAAAATGGAATACTTTAACAGATTTTGAAGATAAAGAAGGTAAGACACACAACGTGGCTACGACGAGGTCATATTTATCCAAATTGCCTAAAATTTTGATGATTTCGTTCGATACTAAAAGTCACGTGTATGTTGATGAGGAACTAAGTATCAATGATAATGATTATCGTTTGATAGCTAGCACGGTTCATATGGGGAATCAGCACGGGGGACACTATACAAGTTTTACAAAACATAGAGGGGTATGGTATTACAAGGATGACGACGTAGTGTCCAAAAGAGATTTTGTTAAGCGAGCGGGCCATTATATCCTGGTCTACAATCTAAAAACTCTTTGAGTTGGATGTTTTCGCGTATATTTACCAAGGTTCTGTAGAATGTTCGTCTATTGTTGGGGTATGTTTTATCATATCTTCGTTTTAGTGGTTTCCACCATAGAGGACCCTTTTCCCAAGTAATATACATACATTCTACGATGGCACCTTCTTCAAACCACGGTTTATCTTCCATATGACCGTACGGAATTTCGGATTCAAATACAAGTTTCCCCCTTTCTTGTACAAACAGTTGCCATACCGGTGGTCCTTGAACACCCACACCTATAAAACTGCGTCCTTTTTTCATTAGAAAATCAACTGTATTTTTTTCTTGGGGCTTCCATTTAAACATAGTTTCATGAGTCCCAATCTTAATGGGGCAATTGACGGGAGTAAATACTACTCCATCTACGTTTTCTTTTACTTTTGGGAGGTGTTTATCCATAAATATATGAAACTCATCCATGACGTGAAATTTTTTTAATTTTAATTTAAGTTTGTCATTTTTCATGGTTACCACCGTTTTAATCAATTTTTCCATGCGTTCCAATCTGTCTAGAAAGCCGAGATCTCCGATTTTCTCGTTATTGACAATGATTGCGTCATATACTAACAGAGTATCTTCATATAATTCCCCGTCTAATATAGTTCCATTATATGCAGGTCTTCTAAAATTAACCGATACGTCGATCATATCGAAATTTCTATTAACCAAAATAGATTTTTTCTTTCCCCCGTACATGAGACAAACCAACATGTATCTCATCCCGTCCGTTTTCTCACATACAACATAGTCGTCGTTTTTTAGAAACCCGAAGTGTTTATATTCGATAGATATTGGCTGTGGTCCCGGGAAGAACTCCTTTGAACCCCAAATTGTATGGATATATCTCACAACAAACTGGTGAAGACCATCATTGGGAGATATTTGAGACATATATTACTTTTGTGTCAAAACTTTAATTGGCTGATACACCCGCAGCGTTGAGGATGTTACTTATACACTCATGATTGTAGGTATGGATTAACTTAGCAGCTGTAAATGCAGAAATTCGTATCCCCTTTTCCTTAAACCTGGAAAACATCTTATCAAGTTTTGGTGCTATTTTTATTCCCTGTTTATCCGTTAGCTTTTTAATCACTAGTTTATTATTCAAAACAAATACTTTGGCGGCCGTCTTTTCAACGGCATACACGTCACCGGAAATCTTTTTACCCACTTCTGTATCGAAGTGTAATCCCATCTGACTCACTGGTTCCATGGATCCGTCCATGACTTTACTTTTAAACAGTCCCCAATCTACACCATCCAATACACCCGGGAATACGAGACATCCGGTTCCATCCATATTATTGAACACCTGATTTATAGATTCTGGATCCATACCAATTCCAAAATCAATAAATAACACTCTATCACTTTTTTTCATACATTCAAGAATTATTTCAGCTTTTTCATATGGGTCGTCATTACAAAATGTTATTTCATTCTGTACATGTCTTTCTAGGCACTGAATATTTAGACGGAGTATCGTATGGAGAGCCTTCACATGACATGATTTTGACCGGGTTACGATGATCGTTATGATTTTCATTACATAAATTATAGTTTTAATCTCTAAGTACTTGCTATGTGTTCTTCTAATATTTTTCGTTCGTCGTCTTGATATCGACGGAAAGGTTCGATTATTTTATTTACCATTCGAAAATTGAGCTCTTCGTTAAGATCCTCCTTTTTGGGTGGCGGCGTATCTTCGAATATATGTTCCACGATAAGGGGTTTACACATATCAATTTTAAGATTTTTATATATCAATTTGATATGAGTACTGGTTAATGTTTTTACGATAGAAGTTGTAACTTTCATTATGTTCTTATTCTATTATTACACGCTAGCCTTAAGCCTTTCGGCCAAACATCCACTAAACGGAAGCATTCCGACGTGTCCAAGTGTTGTATTTACATCTGCAAAGATCTTTCCGCCCGCGGATTGCCATCTTCGACAGAACGCATAATCCTCACTCAAGTATCTTTTTGATTCCGGATCTATGAGACAGTCGAAGCAGGCATGATAATCATCAAACGTTCTGTTTTGGTGATCATTTTTACACCATAATTCCGGAAATTTTTCCTCCAGCGTTTTAAACACCGATCTTTTTATCATCATGAATCC